TGCTTAACAAACCAGGAGCACTGCTTACCCTGATTGCTGGCAACCATGACTGGTCACCACGTGGTAATGACGTTTCCTCCTTCCACCTGCTGGTGACTATGCTGCAGATGTCAGAAGCTGGTTCTAGGGTGTACGCCATAGACTACAGGCAGGGTTACTCACCTGTACAGGCTAATAATGTGTACTGCATCCCTCACATGCCTAATCAAAATCTATTTGATGCCGAGGTAGAGAAGGCTGTATCTAAAAAGAGTGGCGACTATCTCCTATTACACTGTAATTACAAGAACACCTTCGCCGACCATAGCGACCACTCCCTGAACCTCAGTGACGACCAGGTCGGGGCGCTGATGGAGGCTGGTTGGAGTCTGATCATCGGCCACGAGCACATCGGCTACAGCCTTCGGGGTGGGCGCGTGCTGGTGGTCGGCAACCAGTTTCCGTCGTCGGTATCGGACTGCCTCGGCAACCAGACGAAGCATGCTGTCCGACTGACCGACACCGGACTGGAGCTGGTCCAGACCTGGAGCCGGGACGGTAGCTACGTCGAGGCCGACTGGCGGGCACTGGATGGGGTCAAGGCACAGTTCATTCGTGTCACCGGTGAGGCCACGAGCGCGGAAGCAGCCGAGGTCATCAAAGCGATCTCTACCCTGCGCCAGACCAGTGATGCCTTTGTGATCACCAACGCCGTGAAGGTAGCGGGCCACGACATGTCCGGGGAGAAGGCCGCCGAGAGCATCGAGAACCTCCGGGCGTTCGATGTCGTCGGGGCAATAATGGCTGAGTTGAATGAACAAGAACAGGAAGTTGTGAAAGGGTTGATGGCATGAGTAAGCAGAGTGAGGCAAAGGCAGCACAGAACTATAGGACTACACCTGACACGTGTAGTAACTGTGCCCACTATACCTGTGAGGTAGTCAAGAAAAGTTACGACGGGTGGCAGGGGAGGATGGAATGGTCAGAGGAGCGGGGCAGGCGATGTGCTTTAGGGGGTTTTGCCGTAGGTAAGACTGCTGTATGTGATAAGCATGAGGGCAAATCATGAAGATGTCGGTATCAGAATTCGAGTTGTTGATGGCAGCAGAGCTGGCGTCGTTTCGGGGTGAGCGGGTCCGTGAGCACGCTGAAATGGACCTGACTCCGTGTGAGTGGTACTGCCTGTTCGCCAGGTATCTGAGGGACAGGACTGGGTTAAGGTCGGCGTTGCCATGAACGAGACCATCAGATTCGAGAGCGGCCACGAACTACGTGACAACGACACTGGGGACTACAACTTCTTCTGCCCTGAAAAAGAGGAGAGGTTGTTCTTCATGCCTTACATGACTGCCAGGACTTGCCCCTGGGGGCGCAGGGTTCACTGCCCATACTGCAAGAAATCAATTGGCCTTCCATTGGAGGAACCACATGCTTAACCAAATAACACTCACCTGCTTCCGCAAGCACCAGGCCCTGACCATCGACTTCACCAATGGCATACAAGTCATCAGAGCAGGCAACGAATGTGGCAAGTCGAGTCTACTAGAGGGAATCGGGTATGCCTTGTTTGGTGCCCGAGCACTGCGCACGACCTTCGATCAGGCCGTGACCTGGGGCGAGGATGCAAAGCGCCTAAAGGTCTCACTCACCCTGACAGTAGGTGACGCAACCTACACCTTCACCCGTGGCAAGTCCGGGGCCGAGGTCCTGTTCCAGGGCAAGGTCTTTGTCACCGGTCAGGATGCGGTCACGTCCTTCGCCTCACACCTTCTGGGTGCTGACGTGGGCACGGCCAACAAGCTGATGGTGGCCAGTCAGAACTCCATCCGTGGGGCGCTAGAAGAAGGGCCGAAAGCGCTCAGCCAGATGATCGAGGACCTGGCAGGGTTCGACACCTTCGACAGGATTCTGAGCGAGGCCTCGACCAAGCTCGCGCTTGGGTCGCCGGCCATGGCCGAGGACCGGTTGAAACGGGCGGAGGCGGGCCTGACTGATATGCTCAGCTCGATGCCTCCAAAGCCCGACGTTGTGGAGTATGCAAAGGCCCTTGGGACTCTACAAACCAGGTTGTGGAGTTTCGGTGATCAACTACCGGGGCTGCGGACGGCGTCAGCGGCTGCCGTCAAGGCGTGGCAGGACGGGTCCGCCATCTACCTCAAGCGAGTGGCACTGGAGGAGAAAGTCGACCGTGCCCTGCGGACGCTGAAGGACGCTGACACGCTCGTGAAGGAGTTGATGCCCGCGACCAAGGTCGTGGTCGATACAAGCCCGATCGAATGGTTGAAGGAGCAGATCGCCCTGAGCCTGGACCACAACAAGAGAAAGGCAGCGTACAAGGCCTTTCTGGAGTTGCCCACTGGAGACCGTTGGGTTGGGTCCAGTGAGGAGTTCTACAAGGGCTTAAAGGATTGTGAGTTGAGAGTGAGCAACCTCAATACGGCGATCTCAGGGGTAGGCTATGAGGTGAAGACCCTCAAAGCCAAGAGATTTGACAGTGACACATGCAGTAAGTGCGGGCAGAAACTTCCAAACGCCGAGGGCATATCAGCCCGCAACGCTGAGGTTGATAGAGGCCTAGAAGACCTAGCTTATGACCTGAAAGACCTAGAGGTAAAGAGGTCGGAAGAGAGTAGGGCTCAGCACAGATTCACTGAAGCTGCTGCATTCGCCACCCGGTACACTGCCGCCGCTGAGCAGATCAGGGACTATGTCGTATGGGACATCACGACCTACCCTGGCACAGCCACGTGGAGCGGACCGGTACCAGAAGGGGAGGCTACCGACGTAGTCGCCCTTCGCCAACGCATAGCCTACATTGAGACCCAAACTAGGATCGTGGACTCGGCCAAGGCCAAGCTAGAACTGGCGGTCGAGCAAATGTCCAAAGCTGACGACAACTACCTGGCCGCCGTCAAAGCATTCGCTGACTTCAATGGGCCAACTGCTGACGACATCGTGGCCCTTACTGCCGTCAAGGACCAGGCCATCTCTGATGAGCAGGTTGCTGAGGGAACCTTGATCGTGACCAAGGCAGAGATGGCAGCGCTGATCAAGGAGCACGATTCCGCTGTCGCACTCTGGGCCATGGCCAAGCAGCGGGTCGACGCCATGTATGGAACCATCGCTGAGTGCAAGGAGGAGATCAAGGTCCTGGCCTTCAACAACGCCCTGGTCAAGAAGCTGCGGGCCATCCGGCCAATCATCGCCAACAAGCTGTGGAACACGGTCCTGGCCTCGGTCAGTGTCATGTTCTCGACCATGCGCAAAGAGGAGTCCTGGGTCACCAAGGAAGGGTCCGGGTTCATGGTCAATGGCCAGCCGGTTGAGAGCCTGTCTGGCAGCACACTTGATCTTCTGGGCCTATCTGTAAGATGTGCAATTTTGCGGACGTTTCTACCTCAATGCGGACTACTGGTGCTCGATGAACCTGGTCATGGCTGCGACTCTGAGAGGGTAGAGTCCATGCTGGGATTCCTGAAGGGTGTGAATTTCCAACAGACACTATTAGTTTCACATGAGGAGGTTAGTGAGACAGTGGCTGACAATCTGATTATTTTGTGAGGTGTGATATGCCCGTGATTTTGTGTTCTGACAAACGAGTACAGGACTTGCTTAATCTGTTAGGCCAGCCCCCGATGTGTGCTGGAGCTAAGATAGTCTTCGAGCCTCAAAAGGCAGTAAAAATTGTATGGGAGTGCTACCTTGGAAGTGGGCACGTTGAGTTATTGAAGAATATGACTGACTATGAAATTGAGTCTGAAGTGGTGCCAGCGACCTGCTTTGGAGGGCGCGGCTGATGGTCCAAGTAATTTCAGATCAGAAGTGGGATAAGAGGTTCATGAGTATGGCTGATCTTGTATCCTCTTGGTCCAAGGATACCAGCACAAAGGTAGGGTGTGTTCTTGTTAACAAGAGTCGTAGAGTAATCAGTGTGGGCTTCAATGGCCCTCCATCCAAAACGGTAGATGCAGAGTACCCAAGAGAGGTAAGGCTTCGCAGAAGTATACATGCGGAGGCTAATGCCCTGCATTTTGCAAACTCTGACGTATCTGGGTGTACTGCCTACGTTACCCACCCTCCATGTGCAAACTGCACAGGGCACCTTATCCAGCGTGGCATCTCAAGGATAGTTGCAAAGGTTGGCTCCAAGGCTTTTGAGTCTAGATGGGCAGAAGACATTAAAGAGTCTGAAGCAATGTGCTCAGAGAGTGGTGTAACGCTTACGTGCATTGGAGACTTTGCATGACTTCTGGTGTAATGATAGACCTAGCTGGAAGAGTCTTTGGAAGGTTGGTTGTTACGGGTAGGTCAGATAACCATAGAACACCAAACGGAAGTCTCAAGCCATATTGGGAATGCAGATGCGATTGTGGTGTAGTGGTTAAGGTTCGGGCGGAGGCATTACGTAATGGTATGACCCGTTCGTGTGGGTGTCTAGCTAGGGAGCTGTCAAGTGTCAACCACTCCACTCACGGTCAGTATAAATCCCCTACTTATAACACATGGAGGGCGATGATAGAGAGGTGTAACCGCAAGGGAAATACTCACTATAAACACTATGGGGAAAGAGGTATTACAGTATGTAAAGACTGGTTAAAGTATGAGAACTTCTTACGGGACATGGGGACTAGGCCCGACGGACTTTCTATAGAGAGGGTGAACAATGACCTCGGCTACAGCAAAGAAAACTGCAGGTGGGCAACTGCCGTGGAGCAATCTAGAAACACCACTAGAAGTGTGTTGATAGAGTGGGACGGAGCAATTAGAAATCGCTGTGACTGGGCCAAGTTAATTGGGATAACTCCAGAAGCCCTTGCGGTACGCATACGTAAATGGGGACTGAATAGAGCTATGACTACACCTAACCAATATCCACTTAGTAGACGGGAGAAAATGAATGACAATTGAAGTAAAGGTGATAGCTGACTCTATCAATAGTGCTGGTGAGCGAATTACCACCATGCAACTGAAGTACCCGAGGTTTATCCACTCAGAATTTCTTACCCACAGATTGTTCAGCAGAAATGCCAGTAGTAGCCGTGCCATCCCAGTAAGAAAGATGCTGAGGGCGGTATGGTGTGAGCCGGCCACCCCCGTTCACTGGGGCAGTAACAAGCCAGGCATGCAGGCGGGGGCAGAGCTGCCGCCGTTTCGCCGGCTGGCAGCCAAGGTTCTGTGGAAGGCATCTGGCCGGGCCATGTGCGGTGTGGTGTGGGCCATGTCGAAAATGGGGCTGCACAAGCAGGTGTCCAACCGCCTGCTGGAGCCATGGCAGCACATTCACGTGGTTGTGACCAGCACAGAGTGGCAGAACTTCTTCGACCTACGTTGCCATCCTGACGCGCAGCCTGAGTTCCAGGAGCTTGCCAAGCAGATGCGATTGATGCGGAACATCAGCACGCCCAGGAAACTGGAGGATCACGACTGGCATCTCCCATACATCGACTGTCTGGAGCGGGAGCGGCTGAGCACCCATGAGGCTATCCAGGTCTCTGCGGCCCGTTGCTGCCGGGTGTCCTACCTCAACCACGAGGGGCGCACCTCCACCCTTGAACAGGACGTGGCCCGGTACGAGAGCCTGGTCAACGCCGTGCCGCCGCACATGTCCCCTGTAGAGCACCAGGCCATGGCTCTGCCTGGGCTGGCCTACGCCAATTTCAAGGGCTGGGCGTCACACCGGTGGCTGCTGGAGGAGTCTGTGGGCTACAGAATGGACCGAGGCCCACAAACTTCCTGACTTTTGCCCACAGCCCGTTTATAACTCATTGAATAATAAGAAGAATATGAAGACAAAGAAAAAGGTGTCAGCCCACCTCATCAACGAGCTGGGTGCGGAAATGCACTTCGCATTGCTCGGGATGCAGCTCGGAACCCCGTGCTCGATCAACTGGGTGCGCGTGGCCAAGGTCCTGGTCGTGGTCTCTGTCGCTGCTGACCGCACCACGCACCGAGTGAAGCGGTCCCTAAAGGACAAGGTCAACGTGGCACTCGAAATCCTGGCTGACATGGCTGACCGCCGCCCACCTGGACAAGAGTGGACGGCGGAGGTCGAGGAGTTGCGTGATCTGGCTGATGGCATCCTGGCAGCGGAGGCCATCCTGCCACGCCTTGACTGCCTCACGCTACAGATCGCCTACACGACTGTTGGTCACCTTACGCATCCGCAGTGATGCGAACTACATCAGTACCATCTGCAAAGAGGTGGGCTCTTTTGGTTTGGGCAACAACGATACCAGCACCCGCAGATGTTTTGAAGGTGGTAGTGAACGCCCCAGTATTGTTGCAGTAGACGATACCCTCCCAGTCATTTGGCACGATTACAGCGCGGTTCCCAGTCAACGCTCCGGTCGTTGTTAAATACCGGCACGCAGCCTGAACTGCTGTTAGGGTCACATCAGCAGTTGTGACTGCTACGCCGATCTTGCTGGTCACGTGCAATGGTTGCGCCCACGCCCGATAGTCGGTATAGCCTGGGGACACCGTTACCGTCGTTGTATCTGTCACGACGGTGTACAGCGGGATGGAACCTGGCGTGAATGCCGTCGTGTTCTTGCTGACGACGCCGGCCCGTGTGGCCTCGATGTAGTTTGTAGCGCTTGCCGATAGCGCAACAGTGCCATTTGCGATCACCGTCAGTGCGCCGTCGACGACCATCGGGCCGCCGTAGTAGCCCCAGGTGAGCAGCGTAGTGGTCGATCTGCGTCTGCCGAACAGTGCTCCAACTGACATGGAGTTCCACAACTCATTCGCTGTAACCTCCTTAGAGGCTTGTGACTGAACCAAAAGGTCCAGGTTTGATGTGCTAGATGCCATATTATCTTTCTTATGTGCTAGTGGTGGCCACGGACAGATAGCCAGGCCCAACTACGGATGAGAGCTGTGCTACTTTCCAGTAAATGGTGGCTTGATTACCACCGAAGTCAGTTACCTGTTGAGCAGAAGTGTAAGTGCAAGACTGTGTTACCGAACTTATGGTCCGTTTTATGGTGGTGAATGTGTTATTGGTGTAGATGTAAACCTCGTAGGCTTCTGTAGTCTCACCAAGGCCAGCATCTACCTTGTCTCGCCACTCCCCATCAGTACGGCTGCGCCTGACCCACTCCATGTTCCAGTCATTTGAGGCTATGACCTTAGAGGCTTTGAGGTGGACGGGGCTTAGGCACTCAAGGTTGACGCCAGCGTAGGTGAAAGACAGGTCCTTATCAGTGTCAATATCATTGCCATAGGTTATACCCCGATACTCCCTACTTATACCTATTGTGGCAACTGCCATACCAATGGCCGTGACATCGGTCAGAGATAGGGAGATAAGTTTGTCCCCAATTTGGTGGGTAGTCATAGCCCATTCTGTTCCAGCGCGTCCCCGTAGAAAGTCTGTTAGCTGGTACTGTCCGGCCGAAACTAGAGTACAGGTCTGCACCCCAATGATCTCCCATCGGCCGTAGTCACCATAAGCAAAGTAGTTGCTTCCATTGAGCACGGCCAGCTCGGTAACACTTGAAAGGCTGCCGTTTAGCACTCCGACATTCAGGACACTCGCTTTATCCCACGTCCTATAGTCGACATCACCAATGGTGTTTGATGCCTCGCAGACATCAGCACCTGGGGGATCGAAGGCTTGAATATCACTCCATGTAGTCCCAGAATCATCGCTCCTAATGAGGACTCCACCAGCCCAGCCGGACGTTGCCCCATACATGGCAGCCAAGAATCCAGGGTCAGCCTGGGCTGTGTGTAGGTATGGGATGTCAAGCAAGGCGTAGTAGCTCTTGCTGGTGGCTGCTGCCGTTGTTGGGCCGGTCACAGCAGACGCTACGCCAAGCGCTGCCGGCGTATACACAGCCTGACTGGCGAACTTGCCCTTGCACTCCAGACGGCCATCGCTGGTGTAATTGATGGCTGTCAAACGGACCAGAGCATTCCCTTCTGGCGTTTCCAGTGTGACTACATCTGCTGGCTCTAGGTTGTTGTATGTCGGCGGAAGATTGAACGAAATGTCAAACCGCTCTAACCACCTAACATATAGAAGAACCTCGGCTTTGCCAGCTGCCTCTGCAGAAGTCATGACAATAGCCAACTCCTGAGTCTCTTCATTGACCGCGTCAGTATTCAAACGCTCTGCGTATTGTTCCCCAACGTCAAATTCACGGTCGTAATCCATGTGCTTGATGATCAGGCGGCGAGGAAGCTGTGTATCCATTTCCCGACTGGTCGTCACTTGTACGCCAGGAGATGTGCCGGCGCCACGAGCGTCCATGTCAGCTGTATGGATGGTCATGATGGATGACGAGCCACGAGGCACAAACCTCAGACCATAGCCAGACTGAAGCACGTCAAATGGCCACGCCGCCTGAAGCGGTGACAGCGCACCTCTGATGCTACCCTGACTTGCAACCGTGTAACCTCTGACTTCTGAGATTAGCGCTGTCACGTCGATATCGCCAGATGTCAGGATGCCTGACGCTAGGCACTCGCTCTCGACAATGTGTCCAAGCTCCACATTTTCAGACGAGATGCGGTATGGCTGGATTGTTGCCGCTCTTACAATCCCAACACCGGGGTAATCGCGGACGGCCGCAAATACAGCGCCATTCCAGGCCAAGCCATGCCAGGAGTTACTCACTGGAGACGGCATCTCTTTGTAAGTCCATGTGATGCCGTCTGTTGATATGCTCTGCCGAGACCCGGCGATACTCATGAACACACGTCCATCAGTGCTCAGGCTGTTACCACCGTATGTGCCCAAGCTTGATCCGGTATGCTGTGTCCAATTATACCCATCGTCCGACGTGTACGTTACAGTGTGCACGTCGGTGACACAGAATCTCGCCCCCATAGCACTGATTCTTCCAGGCTGGGAAGCTGGCCCAAGCGGGTCGACAGAGTATGACTCAACCCACGTGAACGGGTCTCCTGTCTCAGACGTAAAAAATTTGTATGTAGTTCCAGGGCCTGTTGTGTCCACATTCATTACAACGACCCATACCTCTCCGTTGAAAGCAATGCCTTTGGACTGGTGATAGCCGCCGCCATATCCAACCTGTTCAGCAGGATTAACGAACGATGACCAGACCTTACCATCAAGGCTATGAAAAAAAGGTCCATTTTCAGTTGCGATGATGTACTTCCCCTGACCATAGGCAACGGCATTTGTCCTCGATACTGGGGCAACTGCCTGCGTTTTCCACACGAGCCCATTGCTAGATGAGCAAACACCAGAGTACGAACCCAGCGCGATGAATAGGCCGTTGTGGCCATAGATGTCCAGCCATTCATTCGTCAGAACAGGCATAGCATGTTCTGTCCATGTCACCCCGTCAGGCGATGTGGCGCAGGTGTGCGTATTGCGCGCGATTGCGCAAAACTGCGCGCCGTCCCAGGCGCACCCCTGCCAGTACCGATCTGTGATCACCTGTGCAGTATTGAAGTATTCCTCCTCATTCCCGGCTGTAACAACCTCGGCCTTGACCTGAGCCCCGGCAATGGTTTCGCCGTATTTAGCCAGTGGCAAGTCGTTGAAAACAATGTAAGCAAGCCCTCTATAGGCAGGCGTGTTAGCTGCGCCTAACGTGGCCTGCATGCGGGTGTCAGGCAGTTGGGTGTCAGTGCCCAGATAGACAGAAAATCCAGTGGATGCAGTATTTGATGCAGCGATCGTTGCCGGATCGCTTGAGCCAGCATCGTAGAACAGTTCGCCTTTGATCCAAATGCGTTTTACTCCGACAATCGGGCCTTTGCATAGGCCGACGGCGAAGGTGGCGTAGTTCACATAGGTTTTTGTCTTTGTCTTGCTACCGCCCTTGCCGCCTGACTTTTTCTTGACGACAGTCTCGTAAATCCGGTTGTTTTCGAGCCAAAATACGTTCCCGACAATGGGCACCGTTCCGTAGACCCTCGGGATCACAGCGCCATAGGTCGAGGTCTGGACGGTCAGGTCACCGAGTCTAGGGCCTGAAACAGTAGGACCTTTTGGTGGGTCTAATAACCCACCAAGCATTATCCCAATCTGTGCCCCAAGGGCAATACCGAGTGCGGGATTGAAGAAGCCTACAACACCACCAATCAGACCACCGACAATTTGACCACCACTGCTCATGACAGACCTTTCACTCGGTACACCCGCACGATTCGGGCTGCCCACTTGGCACAGATGTCGTGCTCACAACAGCCGCCGACTGCCTCATAAGCGTGGATAATGCCGCTTCCAGTACAGATGCCAACGTGCTGAGGCTCACCCAGGAAGCGCATCAGGAGGATGTCACCGGCTGCCCGATCGGCGATATTGAAGATGCGCCCCAGTGCCGGCTGTGCGTCTAGGGCAGCAGCAAGTTGACCTTTATTCGGCGTGGTGCCGTACCCCTTCACGTCCAGCACTTCAACGCCTGTAGCTCGCACAGCGTGGAGGGCAACCCCGGCACAGTCCATGCCGACGCCCAGGAGCCGGTCCTGGTGAGAAAACGGCGTGCCGAGACACTCCCGCGCAGCGGCCACGATGTCGTCAGCGGTCATGCGGCCCCACTCCTGCCCACATGGGCGTAAGTCGAACCAGCCGGGATGTAGAGGAAGCCGCCGAAGTTCAGCACGTTGCTGCCACCGACACGGCTCTGGCAGTCAATCAGGCGCTTCCGGCAGCCACGCACCATGGTGTAGCTGTCGCCCACGGCTGGCAGGTAGTAGAAGCCGTCGAACGTGGTTATGGTGCCGTCTGCGGTGTGTGACTTGATCTCCAGCGGCTTCAAGCCGGCATTCAAACCAGTGGTGAACTGAATGGTTCCGGCTCCGAACGTATCAGCAGCTTCGGCTCTGGTTGAGTCCCGGAAGATCACTGTGCTGGTGACATGCGTCAGCGTACCAGTGACGGTATTGGCAGCCAGGTTGGCCATGCAACCGCCATACTCCTGGCCACAGAATGTCTTCGGGCAAGCTGCGCCGTAGGTGTCGCCAACGCTCTGGTTCAGGGCGTCAATCAGGCTCACGCCGCCGATCTGGTAGCGATCATCAAGCAATGTGGCCTTGCCAAAGACCCCAGCCGTGACCTGCTCCTCGTCCTCCACTGGTGTCGTCCAGTCCGTGGCGAAGACGTAGCACCTCGCCCCATCAAACAGCCCACTGGAGATTGTCGCCCGGCTGATGCCAGCGACCCCGGCGATGCCCTCGATGTCGATGCTGGCTGGGGAAAAATCCGCTGTCGAGCTGTAGCCCGTGAACTGGTAGCCTGACGTGCTGATGTAAGTGTGCCCACTCATGACCAGGTCGCTTACGTGGTCCGTCAGATAAATGGTTGACCCTGTCTCTGGCACAATCTTCATGCACAGAACACGATACTGATAATCCGCAACAGTGCCTTTCATGGTCTGACTAGCTCCAGAATTTCAAGTGAGCCAAGGTCCCTGATGTCGGCAGAAAGACTCGATGATTCGATCTTGGAGTTGAACCGGCAGGGGAGGTCGAAGTAGCAGCCGCCACTCACAACCTCGCCGGCCTGTGGCCGCGTGTTGGCCGTGCCACCGCTGGTGTAGTTGGAAAAGCCGGAGCTGTTGACAGCCACTGTGATGGAGGTGCCTGCCACCACGCTGAGTATCAACCCGCGCAGACCATTTATTTGCGTCATCCCCACAACACCAGTGAAGTGCACCGACTCCCCAGCCACGAAAGTATGCCCGGCACACGTGACAACCGCCTGCACGGCCTTGCTGATTGCGGTGATAGCCCGCGTCTTGTTGGCGTCGAACGTGACCAGACCGGTGGTAGTGTTCACGGACCAGCCGAGTGTCGGGGCCACGGAATTGACCCCGACCACCGTCGTCCCGGCCACGGGCTTGTACAGGTTCCGGTATGGCAGGCCAATACCTAGTGGGGTGCCACCGGTGCCATAGCCCTTGACCAGTTGGTAGACCCCGGTCGAGACCAGTGTCAGGGTGTAGTCAAAAGCCGTGGGCACGCCTCTGTCTTGGTACGTGCTGAAGTCATCCACGCACTTCACCCGGAACCCGGCGTAGGTCCCGTAGGCCCGATGGTACAGGCCCAGGACCTGCGTAGCGAGGTCATCACGCAGCATGGTGAAGTTGATGTTGCCACTGCGCACAGGGTGCGGATGTGTCAGCTTCCGGTACTCCACACCACTCGCCGTGGTCGTGATCTCCACCTCGTACTGCTCGGAGAAGCTGGACCCCATCCTGACGTTGACCGGCAACCTCTCTTCGAGAAAAGCCCCCATACTGACTCCTTATGCGTACCGACGCGCGCTGTTCAGGAGGGCCAGGGCTTCCCTGGCACCCTGTCCTGCTGCCCGCCGAACATCCTGCGGATTGTTGTTGTTGCCGTTGATGTTGACCGTGATGTTGATCACCTTGCTATCAGTCCCGCCTTCAGCTTGAGACTGCATGCCCAGGGCCTTCATCTGGTTGGCCGTGAACACCCCTTCCCCTCGCTGAAGGATGGCGGGCACCTCATCTCCGGCCAGTCCTCCACCGTGAAAACGGGGAGCGCCCTGGAAAACGCTGGCCGGCACGTTCCGCAAGAAGGTGGACTCCCGGCCCACGACACCGCCCTGATGGAAGCCCAGGCCGCCGATCTCGAACAGGCCTTTGGTGGAGATGTCGAAGACGTTCCCGAGCAGGCCACCAACAGCATCCGTCGAAGCGCTAGCGGCGACACTGGACAGCCCAGCGCTAGCTGCTGTGGCTGATACTGCTGTGGATGCCAGCGCTACATCCGCTAGGAGGGAGGAGGCTTCCGTGCCAAGCATGGAGGCTTCCGCCATCGCGCTGGTTGCGCCCATGGCCGAGATACTAGCCTCGCTGACTGCAGAACTTGTACCTAGTGCTGTGATACTGGCCTGGCTAGTGACGATCGACCCGTTGAGGGTAGAGAAAGCCGCCTGGGAAGTTGTAGAAGCAGTGCCAAGACCATTAAGGGAGATCACAGCACTGTCGACTGAGTCTTTGAGACCCTTAATTACGTTCGGGGCAGATGTCGCAGCAACGTCAGATGGAGACCCGCCAATAACGTTGAACTTTGTGGCTGCCCCCTTGAAGTTGTTGGAGATGCTGGCACCGCCACCAGACACCCTGTTGAACAGAGAACGCCCTGCCTCAACGATGTCGTTCCCGATCTTTCTGGAGTCAGGGACAAACGCCTGACTTATCAGGGAGAACAGGCCCGCGCCCTTGCCAGGCTCAAGGCCGCCGCCGAGAATCTTCATGAACTGCTGGGATAGCTCCTTGCTGGCCATTCCCCACAGGTCTTTGAGTATGGTGTTGCCAAGGTCCTTCAGGGCCGCTTTCAGCGTCTTTGTCCCATTGATGACATTCAGCATGTCGTCAAAGAAGTTTGTGAAGGCCCCCTCAAATATTTCACGTACTTTATCAGCTATCGGATCAAGGTGTGCAGACAGGCTGATCATCTCAGCCTCCACCTGGGCAGCAGCAGCCACACCGGCCTCGCCCATGGCTTCATACGACGCCTTCAACTGGGCCAGTTGTGCGATACGCTCCTTGTTGATGTTGCCCTCGGCACGCATACTCTCAAGGCTCGTGTAGTAGCCCGAGGTTGTGCGAGCGTCCAGCATTGCGCTCATCATGGCGTTGGATGCTTGGATGCCTGACTGGAGCCTGTTGAGCCCCTCCTCCTGAGCCTTCAGAGCGAGCGTCGACTGGGCGTTAGCTTCCGCCTGCCCCTCTATGGACTCCTTGAGCCGATCATAATTGCTGCTGGCCCGCTCTGCTGCCTGGCTCTGTGCATCAAGAGCTGCGACCTGAGTTTCATTCAGTGGGCCGAGTTTCTCAAACTCCTCCCTCATCTGACTGAGGGCCTCACGTGCATCCCGTACTGCCTTCTCATACTCCCTCAGCTTTGACTCACCACGGTCAATGGTTGAGAGATAGGCATCCATCGCCGCACGGGACTCTGCCGTGTGCGTCTTCATCATCTCGAAACTGGCCTGAGCCCTCTGCCGACTGCGCTCTTCTTTCTCAACAAACTCCTGCGTATCAGCCGCCAGCTTTCTTTCAGCAGCTGCATTCTTCAGCTCGGCCAACTCCTCGCGCATGATGACCGTGTGCTCTCTCTTCGAGGCCGTGAGGGCGTTGACGCTGTCAATCTCCTCGATCCTGCGGCGGATCGACTCCTTGGCACTTTCGTTAGTCTCCTTGCTGACCAGCAACGCCTGGAGCTGGCCTTTCTCTGACGCAGCCAGAGCCGTGGTCTTACCATCTATTGCCTCTCTGGCAGCCTCAAGGAGAACGTTCTCCGCTTCTTGAGACAGTGCCCCATACTTCACCCGCTGATCGAGAATCTTCTTGTAGTTCTCAAACTCCTGGTTCTGTGCCTGTTCCCGCAACCCATAACCACGGACAATGTCCTTGGTCTCGTCGTTGAAGGAGCGGCCACCGCCCGCCTTGGTCCTACCCTTGGGCTCGAAGCTGTTGTCCAGGAGGCTGTCGATCTGAGCCTTGCGTGCTTCTCGCTCAGCCTGAGTCGCATCATCTGACAAAGGCTTGGAGCGTATCCCTTCAGTTTTGTCCCTCAGATCAACCTGCTTCTGGAGACGTTCCCTGGCCCTGTCAGCAGCCTCCTTACTTACCCCATTAGCATAGGTCTGGGCCTTCAGAGCAGCAGCAGCCGCATCTCCTTTTGCCTTGAAGTCAGCTAACTGGTCGTTGAGGTTTCTGTTTGTGGTAATGGCATCTACTGTAGCTCTCTTACTCGCCAACTCCTTCGAGTCATCGAGTGCTTTACCAGTCTGCTTCCTTATCTCTGACGTGGTCCTGTACACATCCTGATACTCCCGTGCTATTGCCTCCATCGCACGGATGTTCTGCCGTTGTTCATTACTCTCTGCAGTGGCATCACCACCACCAACTGGACCAGCATTGACTCTATCAGTAGCCGTCTTTAGTTTGGCTTCTACAGCCGCAAGGTTTGCTTCAGCCTCCCTCACTGGAGCATTTGCCTTGGCTTGTGCGTAGGCGTCAGCAGCCGCCTTACCTTGTCGTAGCAGCTTTATCTGCTCATCCAGTATTCCCAGTTCATTCGACAGTGCCCTAGCCCCAGCATCAACCGACTTTGCCAAAGCTTCGTTGGCCTTGGCATACTGGTTGGCTGACTCAATGGCCTTAGCTTGCTCAGACGTGACATCAGTCAGCATCTTATAAAGGTTGTAGCCAGCTACTACAACAAGACCGATTCCAGCAATCGTAAGGTTTATTGGGTTTAGTAGGGCGGAAAACCCCGCCGCCAAGTTAGCCACCACCGTCCCAGTTTTGGTTCCGGTAGATGCCACAGCAGCCAGAGCTGCCGTCGTCTGAGTGCCACTGGCTGCAGCGGCTGCCATGGAGGTAGCCGTGGCCGTCATATCGACAGCGGCCAGAACACGCATACCAACCGTTACTTCCTTCACAGCTACAGAAAGCACATTGAAGGCGGAAGCGGCGAAGGAGATACCCTTGAAGGCCAGATAGGCAGCACCCAGCAGCTTGACAGTCTCGATGTTCTCCAGGAAGGTCTTGGTCAGGTAGGCAACGGTTTGTGCAGTGGAGGTAAGGAACTCCTTGAATTCGGACGACCCTGCAATGTCAGAAAGGGCTGAGATGATTTCCTTGATCTGCGGAGCAACACCCTTGAACACGTCAGCTAAGGTATTCTCAAAGCCACTTCTCAGGGTCTTGAGCATGCCCTCAGTTGACTGGCTCAACTTGATCTGAGCCTCAGTCATGAAGCCGAGGCCCTCAGACGACATCCTTATCTCGTCCAGGGCGACCTTCATCTTCTGCATGTCTGTCAGCAGGATGTTGGCAGCTTTGACGCCACGCTCATTGAACAGCACTTCGAGGAACTTCGTCCGCGACTTGTCAGTCATCGTGGAGGTGGCCTCGGACAACTGCTGCAAGTTCTCAGTCAGGGTCTTGGTAGAGCCATCGGCCTTGAACACCTCAATGCCATACTCTTTCATGGCAGCGGCAGCTTTATCCGTCGCCGGAGCGGCCAGCTCCTTGACCATGTTCCGCAGGGCCGTACCAGCAGCCGACCCCTCGATGCCCCGGTTAGCCAGTGTGGCCAGAGACGCTGCCGTCTCCTCCATGGACACCCCGAAGATGTCGGACACGGAAGATGCCTGCTTCATCGCCTCCATCATCGCTGTGACAGAGGTGGCGGATATGGCAGCAGCCTTGGCGAAGACATCACCAATGTGCCCCATGTCGTTCACGCTCAGGCCAAAGGCGTGCATGATGGACGTGGCTGAGAGGGCAGCCGTGGCCATGTCCGTCTCACCGACCGTGGCCAGCTTCAGGACTGCGGGCAGGGCTGTCAGGGCTTGGTCAACCTCAAGGCCCGCCTGAGCTAGGACACGCAACCCTTGCGCAGCCTCCGTCGGGGTAAACATCGTCCCGGTGACAGCTTTGTTGAACTTCTCGATGTCCACCGTAGCGCCATTGGAAATGGCCGAGACCATGGTGAACTGGAACTCCAGCTCCTTGCCGACAGACAGTATCTGCCGCATTGAGGCAGCAATCGCGGCACCTGCCAACAGTGGAGCCAAGCTCCCGTAGGTAAGCCAGAGAGCGCCCAGGCCCCCGGCCAAGCCCCTCGCCGCCGCATGCCCCTCATTGGCGACCTTGTTCCAGTGAATCTGGGAGGCGGCGCTTTCTTTGGTGGCATTGGACAGTGATTTGTGCGATGCCTCAAGCTCTTTTGGCATCACAGCCGGGGTGGCCACTGATGTGGTGTTCATCAGGGAGTTGTAGACCTGTGCCGGCTTACCAGCCCGCTCCTGGTTCAGCCGCTGCTGGTTGGCTGCATACGCCGCCTGTGCCGCTGAGGTGTTCGTGCGAGTAGCGGCAGCTAGGCGCAACTCGGCATCTGCAGCCAGGTTGGCTGCTTCCGCCCGCTCTTTGAGGATTCGGGCCTGGGCTGCATTGCTTGATGCCTGAGCCGTGGAAATGCTTGCTGCTGAAGCCTGAGCCAGCCGTGCTTCAGCCGCAGCCGCTAGCGTGGCCGCTTCCGCCCTCTCTCTGAGGATTCTGGCCTGGGCTGCATTGCTTGAGGCTTGGGCCGTGGAGATGCTTGCTGCTGAAGCCTGGGCCAACCGTGCTTCAGCTGCAGCCGCGAGCGTGGCCGCTTCTGCCCTCTCTCTGAGGATTCTGGCCTGGGCAGCGTTGCTTGAGGCTTGGGCCGTGGAGATGCTTGCTGCTGAAGCCTGGGCCAACCGTGCTTCAGCTGCAGCCGCGAGCGTGGCCGCTTCTGCCCGTTCTTTGAGGATTCGGGTCTGGGCAGCATTGCTTGATGTCTGGGCTGCTGATGTGTTTGCTCTGTTGACATCAGCTATGGCCTTTAGCTGTGCTTCCCCCGCTTTGATAGCTGCAGCCCCAGTCATCTCGGCGCTTCTCAACATGATCTTCATGTTGTTGGCCATGCCACCAGCGCCTGCAGCCATCTTCGCCTGCAGCGTAGCTACCTGCTTCGTCAGGGTGTCGATCTGTTGGGCGGCGAGCTTGGCATCTGCGCCGATCCCCTCCACGCCCTTGCCGGTCGCGGGTGCCCGCATGACAGCCAGCAGGTCGCCGTACTTTTCCTTGAGTAGTTCGAGATCGGCCTTGGCCTGCCCGGTGTCAATCCTCAGAGTTAGGGTTGCTGCTGCGTCCGTACCACTCATGACCTAACTCCTAAGATTTGTGCATCTGCGTTATTGCTGAGGATGACATCACTCGTATTGCGCGTAGCGTATCAAGCCTCTCGTCCGTACCCTGGACCTCGAACAGGTCCATGACCTGGAAGACCACGTTGAGGTCCAAACCAACCGGGCCACCTTGCCCCATTCGCCACTGGTCCGAGACCTCGCAGAAAATCTCGTAAGGCAGCCAGTTGTCAGGCCACACCTCGAAGTCCGAGGTGTCCATCACGTCTTCCCGCAACAGGCCGATGGCCTTCAGCTCAGCGTCTGACGGCCCGGAGTCATACATCCGGGCAGCCAGAGCTACGAGTTTTTTTGCCGCCCCTCGAACAGGCCCTTGTTGTAGCCCTCGAAGATGGCACGGGCTGCGGACGGGTAGTTGTCCAGCAGCATGTCCAGGGCCTTGGCATCGAACGGGACATCGACGCCTTCCCAGCCCTCGACCAGCTCCTGGAGCGCGTCCAGATCGGTGCGGGCGGTCTCGCCATCACCCAGGCTGTCGAAGAAAGCCTTGAGGGCCTTGCGCCCCTTGTGCTTGAACACGAACGTGATTGTCGCATCGCCATCGGTGGTCGGAATGGCCACTGGTTGCTTGAAGGTGGGTTTCGGTTGCAGTACAAACATGGTGTCGCCTCATGTGATTGGTCCACCTCTAGGTTGATGCCACTGACCTGTCCGCGAGGCGGGTACGGACACGGATCGCTCCGCTGGTCAGTGGGTTCTGGAACCGCTAACTGCCTACAGCTAGCGGTTATGTCAGGATTACGTCGAGTAGCGCAGCGGCTCGGCGGCGTAGGACAGGCTGATCTGCGTCATCAGGGCCTCGTTCGTGGCCATGGTCGGCACCTTCAACAGCGACCAGTAGGCATTCGCAGCCAGCTTCGAGCCATTCGGGAAGGTCATGAGCAGGCCATAGGGAGCGCGTGCCGCGTCAGCCACCGTCACGTCTGCGTACCAGGCCAGGGTCGGATCATCGAACACGTCGATGGTCATGTTGACCGCGTCCTTGATGGTCGGAATCTGGCGCTTGACCGTGTCCGTGATCGAGGTAATGTCGGCGAACTGCTGCGCACCACCGGAAGCGCTCACGCCCTTGACCTGCGAAAGAACGGACCAGGCGCTGATCTTGCGGAAGGTGCCAGCACCCGCCGAAGCGCCACCAGCGTACTTGGTCGTGTCCGTGGTATCGACGCCTTCGAGGGTCATGGAGACACCAGCGGCAACCGCCGACACGCGGCAAACCCGTTGGTCAAGCAGGCCCCAGCCAGACGAGATGACGACGTAGTCATTGACGGCAGCAGGCGTGGCCGTGCTGGCGACTGCCGGATTGGCATTCGAGATGGCGGTGATCGTGGTGCCGGCCAGGGTGAGGGCGGGGGAGTAGGTTTTGGCCACAGCCACTGTGGCTCCGGTAGAAAGTGTGATGCTCATGGAATATGCCCTTTCGGCTTCAAGCCAAATGATAGATAATCTTCGGCCTTAGTCTAAAACGATTTTGGGCCTACTGGAATTCTAGCGCTCTGGCATTTTCTCGCTTGGGCACGAGAGTTGAATGGTCCTCAGATGCGAACTGTGGTCCCACGATATGCTAAAATGCCGGGAAAGGAGATGCCATGACGCCCGCCCCTACCCCGGAAAATCTCGCCCTGATCATGGACGAATACAATCTGAATGTGAAGAAGACCGCAGGTCTGCTGCATGTTTCCACCAGGACAGTTAATCACTGGCGAAAAGGCGACAGGGTTATGTCGCAAATGGCTTGGGACTGCCTTTTATTGAAACTTCAGAAACCAAAATCATTGACCATTATTGGTAATGACTGGCACATCCAGTAATTACTGGAAGAAGTAGAAAGGCACGATCAGGTCCTGGCTGGTCCAGCCATTACGGCTTTGCTTCCGGCCAAACCTCGGGCAGTCCAGGTCCACGCCAGTCAGGCGCTGGTACTTCAGTAATTCACGCAGGTAGTTCAACTTGACTAGGGCGTCGCGTGTGCCCTGGCCCTCCTTCGAGAACAACTGCAGGATCACTTCCCCATAGCTGGCTGTGTACGGGGCAAGGTCAATGCCCTGGCGGACGCTGTCTGTGAACTCGATCATCACCCGTAGAAAGCTGCTGCCAACGGCATCAAGATCGACCTTGACCGCGTTCTCGTAGAACAGCTTGACGGTGGGGTAGGTCAGAGCCCACGCAGGGTTCAGGTAGGCCACGATGGCGTCGCGGACTTGGACTTCAGTGGTCATACGCCGAGACTCCTGAGAATGGTGAGCTGTGATCTGCCGATGTGCTTGAACCGGTTACGGGTGAACATCACGCCACGCTCTGCGACCCGATCCGCATTGGGATTCACTGAACGGAAGTCGATCTCGCCACGCTCAATCTTCCATGCGTAGGGCTCGTCGTGCACTGCTGAATTGGATAGGTAGATGTTGGTGCCTAGTGGTTCTACCTTGGCTGCTGACAGCCGTGGCCAAGCCTTGTTTTCAGCTCTGCTGATAGCGGGCTCGTCACCCTTCTGGTAGGGCTCAACACCTGAGTCGATCATCTTGTGGGTCAGAATCTGGGCAGGTCTCCAGATGTTGGGAGGGGTGTTGAATCCCACCTCCCACCCTGAAACGAAGTCGCCCGTGTGCTGGGGAGACTCCTCCAGCACCCTCTGCAGAGCAACAAAGGCAAGGCCCGCCGCCGCGTCCTGCGCGGCCCTCTCCACCGCCCCGAACCACGCCCCGACATCAGCGTCGAATTTCTCAAGCCCTTCGAGCATGGCAGTTCCAGGTCAGTCCCTCATCCTGTGCGGAGAGGATGCGCCAGACGCCATCTGAGAGCGTCAGGGTGTCCGGTGGGTCAGGGGTCACGGCCTTGAGCATCATCACGGTCAGGTCCCCGCGCTCGTACTGCTCCGTGGCCTTGCTCAGGTACTCGAAGTGCTCAGCCCACTTGATGCGGAACACCTTGATAGCCGAGGGCGTGTCCACGTAGGTGTCCGTCAGCGGGGCGTAGACTCTGGAGGTGAACGTTGCCATCTCAAAGTTCGGGGACTCGACCACATTGGCCAGCGACACCCGCAGCCCGGAGGTCGAGACGTAGGACTCCTTGACCAGGTACCAGACCGAGTTGAGGTAGATCAGGGAGTCGGCAGGGGCAGACTCCGTGCCCGACAGAAAGACCTGGTACTGCGGTGGGTACTTCGAGGAGTCCTCAGCATCCGGCAGGTACTTGGCGAAGGCCAGCGCAGCGTAGGCGGTGCCCGGAGCCGTGCCCGCGAGTTCGTCCGCGATCGTTGTCAGGTTGGCAAGGCCGTCCGCGCCCTGGATAACATAGTTCAACCTGATGGTGCCATCATTCCAGAAATCAGGTGCCCCATGGCCTATTAGGTATGTCTGCCCATGAATGGTAACAACCCTTCTCGCCGGGATGGTAACGCTCGAAGCCGTACTTATCTGGCGTTTTTTAACTGCTACACCATCAATTTTTGAATAAGCCAAGACCTCGAACTGACACTTGAAAGTGGCTGCACTATAGGCGTCAGTCGCAGTTGTTCTATCAAATCGGCGGGCTGCGTCCAGGAGTCTCATGAGCCTGTCACCGGGTCAACGCTAGGGGACACGATCCCGAAGTAGGACTTGGCCACGGTCGCTGTCGTGACCGCGCCGATGGCCCCGAACGCGGCTACCAGCCTGGTGCGGGCCTTCTCATACTGTGCTGTCACCTGCGCGATCACGTCCTTGTAGGGGTTGTCGAAGCGGCTGATCTGGGCCTTCCCATCCGTCACCTGCCTGGCGGCGAACAGCGGCATAGTGGCGGTCAACTGCTTGGCCACCGAATAGGTGGCGAACAGGTTGCAGGCGGTGATGAATCTGGTCTCGGCAGCCGTGGGCGCGGCCAACGACTCTGTCGTGGCATAGGTCGATTCAAGGGTCAGGTCAATCTCCTCGAACTCCTGCGTGAGCGTGTCAGCGTACAGGTTCAGGTCCAGGACCGAGTCCGGGATGTCTTCCTCGCTGACGCCCAGGGCGGCCCGCACATCGTTGTAGGTGGTGTAGTCGATCAGCATGGAAATCTCCTTCCCGGCATTTTACCATGTTGTGACTGATGTTGGCTAAGGTTGACAGAACGGTGCGGTGTTGCTAGCATAACAACTTTACTGGAGACCCGAATGAAAACCGAGAAAATCTTCACCTTCCGCATCCCTGTTGAACTGCTCGATGCTGGCCACGCTCTGGCTGAAGCGCAGGACCTTACGTTGGCCCAACTCATGCGCCGCCTACTGAAGGAGGCCGTGGCAAAGGAGGGGCAGCAATCGTGACAGAGACCCTGCCCCAGTCCCCTCGGCGGGCAATGATCGAGTCCATGTCATTTTCAAAGCTGCCAGACTATCGTTTCATGGGCGTGTACTACATCCAGAACCGTACCTCAAACAAGTTCTATGTAGGGTCCAGCTTCGATGTCTACAGCCGGATAAAGTCCCATCTAAACCTGCTGCAGCGCAACTGCCACACAAACATCCACATGCAGAGGTCCTACAACAAACACGGACAAGACAAGTTTGCTTGGGGTATCTGTGAGGAGGTCTTTGACATTGACCAACTACTGGTAGTAGAGCAGGTGTGGATTGACGTCATGGGTGACTACAACATCTGTGCTGAGGCTGGCAGTACTAGAGGGTACGTGGCTACGGAGGAGACTAGGGCTAAGTTAAGGGCCAAAAATGCTGGAGAGGGAAACCCAATGTACGGGACCAAGAGACCAGAAGTTGGTGAGGCTTTTAGGAAACTACACACTGGAAAGGTCTTATCTGAGGACCATAAGCGCAAGTGTAGTGAGGCTCTCAAAGGAAAGCGTGGCCCGTGGGACAACCCAGAAAGTGCAGCCAAGGTAATCGAGGCAGCGCGTATGGCCAATACTGGAAGGAAGCACTCAGAAGAAACACGAGCAAAAGTATCGGCTGCTGGTATTGGGCGGGTAGTTTCTGAGGAGACTAGGGAGAAGATGAGAGCTAATAAATTAGGCACTACACATACAGATGAAACAAAGGCCCTGCTCAGTAACATGAAAAAGGGAAAGAAGTTAAACTTGTCTGATGCTGAGAGGATTAGAAGGTCAGATCGAGCTAAGCTGATACGCAGCAAAATGACTGAGGAGCAGAAGAAGGCTATGGTTGAGAAAATGCTAGAGACAAAACACCTAAAGATGTTTGGGTAGGCACAAATAAAGCCCGGCACATGGCCGGGCTTGTAGGGAGCCTGTATTATTTACAGGACAAGGTTCAGTCTATGGAACGCACGGGTGTAGAATCGTGCGGCGACAGCTCCATAATCTATCCTGAACTTTGTCGACCGACGGGTAACGAACTGCTCAACGGACGAATAGTTTGCTGTGCTCGACTCGTGCAGAACGATGGCGTTCGGCTTCGAGATGCCCAGGATCGTATTCGCCGGCCAGTTCGCATCGGTCACGATGTAGATCGGCAGGTTGGACGGCCACAGCGGGTCCATCACGACTTCGATGGTGTCCATACGCTGGCTGGTCTGGTTGTCCGTATTGGCAGTCGGGCGACCGGTACGGTTCTGGATGGCCAGGGCACCGTCGATGTCCGTGATCACGTGGGTGATCGGGGCACGCTTGCTGTGCTTGGCAATCCACTTGATCCAGGCCTTCTGCGTCAGGACGCCGGCAGCCGCGATGGAGCTGTCGATCGTGACCGCCTTCTCGACCTGATCACCAGACAGGGCAGCCATACCGTGGTCGGCGTCGCCGGCCATCATCGAGAGCAGCCAACCATCAGCACGCTCGGCGATGTCGTAGGTAGCCATGATCGACATGCACTTCTGGACCTCAGCGAAGCCGAAGTAGTCCATTGCTTGATCACTGATTTCCAGACCAGACGCGAAGATAGGGATCGTGCCTGACTGCTCGCCAACCGTCAGCAGGCCGATGGAGGTCGGCTCAGCCAACTGGGCGACAGGCTTGGAACGACTGTTGCGGGCCGGGTCATAGTTGAAGACCGGCTTCTCATATCGGTTGCCAGCAACCGACTGCGTGAACGCGACCAGGTTCATGAACTGGGCCAGTACACCCGAACGGTCCTCGTAGATGTCGTTCTGCACGCCGGCCAGGATGGCGGCGGGGGCGACAAAGCGGGAGATGCCGGTGCTGCCGGGCGCGGTACCAGCCGCCGACAGGCCACCACCATCGAGGATGTCACGAATCTTGGCCGGCTTGATGCCAGACTTCAGGTCAGCCGTGCGGTACAGGCCACACTGGGCAAAGAGCTGCTCGCTCGCCGTGGGCATGCCCTGGGGCGTGGGAAACTTGGAGTTGAGTGCGCCGACAAAGCCCTGCTCGGACTTGTACAGCCCCATGTCCAGGGTAATCTCGTGCTGGCCGGTGCCATCTTGAAGTGTTGCTTTGAATTCCATGCTGGCTCTCCTTAGAGCAGTTCGATGACGATGGCAGTACCGACAGCACCGGTACCGACCGGGCCGAGGGACACGACGCGGGCCTTGTAGGGCAGTGCAGCCGCAGTCGCCTGGTTGGTGGCGCTAACCACACGAATGGTGGTGCTGAGTGTTTCAGCGACCTGGACGGCAGCCGGGGCAGCCGCATAGACGTATCCGCCGACGGCGATCACGCCGACGCCTGGAGTAGCCTGCAGGCCATAAGCCGTGGCGTCCACGTAGCCCTTGGTCTGGACACCTCCGAGGACGTAACCGTCATAGACGCCGGTCTCGACGCTGGTGCAGATGCCTTCGATCGGGTCAGCCGCCGAGAGCAGGTTGTATTGCGAATCGCCAGTCAGCTTGACGCCCTTGCCGACGTCCACGTCGGTAAAACGGGTGTTGGCCGCGTTGGCACCAACGCGAGCCGTGATGATCCGCTCAGACTGAGTTGTCGGCGTAATGAGAAACTTTGCCATGTTGATATACCCTTATTTGGAACCACGTACTGCGTTGAGTTGGGCTTGGGTCACGTTGGTCATGACATACGCCGCGCTTTTCTTGGGCTCGTTGCTTGCGGAAACCGCTGCAACGCCGCCAATGGGAAACTGTTTCTGGAACAGGTCGGACAACCTGCTGTGCTCGGCAAGGACCTGCGCTGCCGGCGTGCTGAGGGTTGCGACCGGGGCCGACTTGAGGGCCACCGCCATATTGGTGACGGACTTGACGGCGATGCTCAGCAAAGGATCGACGGTCGCCTTCAGTTCGGCTAGCTGCTCCTCGACCTTGGCCAGCTTGATACCCGCCTGCAGCAGCTCGCTGTCCTTGTCCTTGATCTGTGATTGCAGATACTGAACAGTGGGGTCGGTTGTGGCAGGTTCTTGTACCTGCTCAACTACCGCCTCGGCGGTCGTTTCTTCTTGCACGCCATTGCGCACCTCTGCTGTCACGGTGTCTGTGGGGTCGGTCACTGCCTCCACCACGGCCTCAATAGCCGCTCCTGCGGCCAGAGCTGCGATGTCTGCTTCGGTTAAAGCCTTTTTGGCCATGGTGGAATCCTCGGGAGTTGTGGGCGCTAGGTCGCCCGATAGCTTGAGCCTATTGGTACCAGTATTATCCATAGGTTTCGACAATGACGCAAGGATTTTCTTCTTCAGGCCTCCAACCACGGCGTCAAACGTGGTAATGCCATCGGTCAAGCCCACATCTACCGCCGCCTGGCCGATAAACTCCTGCCCGTCAGCCATAGTCTTGTCCGTGTACTCATAGGTCCGGCCACGCATCTCTGCCACGTGGTCGACAAAGACTTCGTAGGAGGCGTCAGCCATGGCCTGAATCTGGGCCTCACCCGCCTTTGTCAGCGGCTCGTTGGAATCGGCCAGGGCCTTGTACTTGCCCGCACGGATTACCGTGACCGTGACCCCTTCCATCTCGTTGGCCTTGGAATACTCCTTGAACGTGGCCTTGACCCCGATACTGCCGACGAGCGCCGCCTTGCTGGAATAGACCCTGCCAGCAGAACAGCCCAACCAGTAGGCTGCGCTCGCCATCGTCTCGCCATAAGTGGTGATTGGTTTGACCTTGTGCGCAGCCCTGATCAGCGCACCGGTATCGGCACAGCCAGAGACCGCGCCACCACCTGAATCGACATCGAGCAGGATCTGCTTCACCTCCGGGTCACTGACGGCAGCCATGACCGCGTCCCTGATCTCCGGGTAACCCGTTACCCCGAAGTACTTCAGGTAAGGGCTGTCACTGTTGACCAGTGGCCCTTTGATCGTGATGGTAGCCAGGCCGTCATTCACGGCCAGAAGGCGGGGAGTCCCACACTCGTCTTCCTTGTCAAAGCCTCCGGCTGCGATCTTGATCTCGGCTTCCATCGCTGTTTCATAGCTGGCTTCTGACCCCGCCCAGCAGCGTTCTTCTTTTATGCTCATACCCTACTCTTTCAATTAAATGGGGGCTAGACCGTGGTTTGCTCAGCGTCAGGCGGTGTGATGGTGATCAGTGGCATGGTTGGCGGTCACGATTTGACGCGGATGAATGGGGCTTGCAGTGTTGTTTTTACGACTCCTGGGCGGCGAATGGCGGCCAGAATTCGCGGCGAGTAGAGTCCTTGCCACGTCAGCCAGTTGCGCCACGGGTTCTGTGATCTCCACGGCGTCCCGTTGCGCCACGGTGACGCGCGCCATGATGCGCCCATCCGCCACTTTGCAGGAGATTGCCATTTAATGGACATAATCTCGTCTGTTCATCACGTGGCGACAGGAACTATTGAAAGCCGGTATCCGACGCGCGGGAAGTAGCCGCTCAGCCAGCCAGCGCCGCCCGACGGGCCGTTACCTGGCGGCGAAGGAGCCGCCAGGCCGAGACCGCGCCAAGTGGCCCCGTTGCGCCATGGGGTGTGAGAGCGCCAGCCTAGGGACATGACATCACACGCGCACGGTTGCAATTTCCATCTTGCACGTCCATTTTATGTTGGTCGCCACTTTCCCATAAATTCTCGGCCGGATGGAGCCAGCTGATACGCTTATCAACGGGAGTCCTGCGACGCCAATTTGATCCACAATTTGAGTAAAGTTGCGCGTTGCCCCGGTACCGCCTGAATCAGCCGCCTCCCCACTTGATCCGGTCCACTTGGCGCTGCCGGTGTAGGAATACGCAGCCATGTTATTGTTTGACTCATCCACCCCGATGATAATTGCATTAATCACGCAGGCCATGCCTGGTGATG